TAGTAATTCATAAATGTCTGAGTATTCCGTTCTTAATGCATCTTTTTGTTTTTTTGTATTTATATCTTCATTAGATGAAGATATAAATGACTTTCTTATCTCATCTAATAAATAACTTAAATCATCACATGTTATAAACTCCCCCCTTTCATTCAAATAACAGATTACAAATATAATCATTGTGGCATCATCAATGATAGGTTGTTTATATTTGTCTTTTTTTAATTCCCTTAAAATATTTTCATTGAAAAAATAAAAATTTACCATAATTGCATGTAAAACCCTCACATTTTTAATGTTTGATTGAAGGGCTACTTTTTTAAAATTATCAAGAAAAGTGAGGTCTGGTATATTTATGGTGGTGGTTTTCTCACAAATTTTTATAGCTGAATCGACATCGGAGTTAAATTCAATTAAACTTGAAAATAATTTATCTTTATTTTCTTTGATATATTTTTTACTTTCTGAATCTAATTTATCAACATTTGATATGACAATGAATTTACCACCATTAGATAGGGTCATACCATTTAAAACACCTAGTACATCGGATGTTTTTAATGTGTCACATTTTCTTTCAAAGTCATCAATAATGATTAATGTGTTAGAAAAAGATTCTGAAAAGTTATTTTTGAAATTTAATTTTATTGAAAGGATAGGAAGGTTTAGTTTAACCTCTGTTACCAAAGATGAATTCTTTAAAGACTTACTAAATTTGTTTTTGTTTGCTTTAACTTCATCTCTAAACATTTGTATGTTATCTACTGAATATAAAGAAACATATGAGCACTGTTGCAGGATGGAGCTATCTAAAAATGAGCCATCATTTATAATTTCGTTAATAATATGTGTTTTACCACATCCCCAATCTCCGTAAAGCAACATACCTCTCGCTGTTTGGTTAGCTAAAAAGTTTTGGATTTGCTTTTTTAATATTGAATAATTATCACCGTTCATAGAAAGATAACGTTCCTTTTATTGAAAAATTCACATTTTTATTATTAGTGAATGCTATAGTATTTATTTCTATATTTATACTTGATTTTTATCGTAATGCACTTATTCACAGTCTTGCACAATTATGCACAGTTTTTTTGAACTACATAGTACCACGGTAGATCTGCCTATGAGGATTTCATCTCCTCCTCACAACTGCACAAAATCCCACCCCTTTTGTGTGCGGGCGAGGCGGGGGAGCAAGCGCGCGCAAAGGGGTAAAGATGGGCCGCGCTGGCTATTGATGTGATTAGCTCGTGAGTGGTGTTATCTGCGAGTATTCAGGCTTTACAGCCTAGATGAGATAAAAAATAGTTTGGATATGTCGAATAGATAAAACGGCGCTAAGGCCGTTCTATTGCGTTTGAAGGGAGGGAACATCAATTAACGTGAATTGGATGGTTTATTTATAGTTAGGTTCTTTGTTCTTCGCCTGCATCAAAAAATCCAGCAGTGCATATTGTTTAAAGCGGATCACCTCAACACCTAGCATGTCGTTAATCGACTTCATGCTTTCCATCAGCGGCAGCAACTCATTGAACCAAAACACCATTGCAGCTTTTTCGATATCGCCAAGGCTACCGGAGCCTTGCGGAATGATCCCCATCAGTTGTGGTGGTATGCGGTGCATGGCCAACAAATCATCGCGGGTGGTGTCCTTGATGCCGACAAACTCGTCTTTTGCGCTGATTTGTGAGAATGGCAAAATTTGAATCCCATCCTTGCCACCATTGGCAGCATAGACAAAGATATTCTTAAATGCCTTACCTTTGCGGGCTTCGGTGAGTGATTTCTTTAATGACTCGACGGCCTTGTCGTCAGCCAAAGCCGCGGAAAGATATACCATGACACCGGCGTGACTTCCATTCTCATAATAGTTTGTCCGAAACAGGGTAGCCGAATGATTCAAATTTGCTGAGATGAGTCCCGCTAGGTAGTCAGGAACGCCATATATCTCTTGGTGAATACACGGGTTTTTCAGATGAATCACGCTATTTTTGCGGAACTCGTAGGCATCTTGGTAATTCTTTACTTGCCAGTATTGCCCCTCATTCACACCAGCACGGGTGTACTTAGCCAAAGAGGGTTTAAGCGTTAACATATCTCCGAGCCGGTTAATGCGTTTTTCAAGGTATCCATTACCAAAAACTACAAAATCCTGCGCTAAGGTGGTGAAGTCAGGGCGTGATAAATAGGGTGTTGGTTCAAAACAACTGGTGATCACATTACGCTTAAACACTAGCGGTGATTGATGGTAGGCCGCTGACGAGGTAAACGAGCGCGCAATCCCATTAAAATCAATCGGAGTTTCATACCAGCGGCCATTATGGGCGCACTCCATGCAGTCGAGTAGATCACTGCCACTCGATACAATTGATGGCGGGTCAAAAGTAAATGAGCAAAATTCAGGGCCTTGTGTTTGTTCTTCGGTTGCTGCTAATTCTGTTGCTTGTTCCATGGTTAAAACTCCATAACTTGTGCGCCAGCGCCGCCAGTTTCACTGGATATCGCTTCGTTAGAGAAAATGTTCATTGCCGCCCACGCTAGATCGCCATGGTCTAAGCCGCGAACACGGCTTGATTCATAGGTGATAATCCCGCTTGGGGCTTGCACTTTCTTGATGGTCATAAAAGAGGTAATCAGGGGCTTATGTAACCCTGCGTCGTATTCAAAACGGCCATTACGAATGAGCATCAGCATTTTCATGATCATCATGCGTTTGATAGGGGCCGAATAGTTGAGTAAATTGGCGGCAGGGAAGAATTTAACGACCAGCTCGTGCACGGCGGCACCAGTACCGCCAGTGCCATCAATAGTGATGGATTGCACGTTATAACGTTGAGTAATGCGTTTGATTTCTTCCGCTTGTTTTTCAAAGGCCATTCCGCGTAACTGGATAGTTTCAATAATGCGGAATTTCCCGCCACTGACAGCCGGTGGTGAGGCAACCACAAGGCCTAATCCATCGCCATTATCACCGGTACCTGTTGGGTCAGCGCCTACCCAAACAGGGCGATTACCTAGCGGGCGTGGGGCGTAAGGTTTCCAGTCGGGCCAAACATCACTGTTATAGCCATCCACGCCACAATTGATTAAGGCATCATAACTGAATGCCCGTTCACCGGTTTTAACGAACTCACACTCGTATAAATTACGAAAATCATCGGGCGGGTTTTCGTCTTTGATTTCTTCCAAATTAACGCGGTTCAGTCCGCGTGCGATGGCATCATGGATATTCACGATTTGCCGCCACATACTATCCGCGCAGTAATGGCCAAGCTTTAATACCTTATGGGATAACTCAATGATTTTGCGTTCTTTCTCCGGCTTGCCTTTGTTATAAAAATCTCCTGTCCAAAACTCGTAGGCTTCGTGATCTTCACTCGATGGTGTCGAAAAATAAGTACGGCGTAACCCTGTTTGTGTGGCCATCGCTGAAGCCACTTTCCGTAATTCCAAGAATCGTGATACCCAGAACACTTCATCAAAATAGAGGTCACCGGTATAGGATTGCGCTGTCGCTGCTGCGGTACCCAAGAAAAACAAGATCGCACCATTAGACAACATAATCTCATCGCCACCTTTGAGCTCGACACCCACTTGACGTGCCAGTAATTGAATAAAGCGTTTGAATTGAAAAGCCTGTGCACGGCTAGCAGATAGAAATATTTGGTTATTGCCAGTTTCCAATGCGGTCAATAAGGCTTCCCTGGCAAAGTACCATGTCGCCCCAATCTGGCGTGATTTAAGGATAAATCGGTTTCGCTGTGTGCGTTCATCCCACCATTGGCGCTGATACTCAAATAAGCTACCTAGCACTAGGTTTTTAAGCTGTTCGATTTGCTCAGGGGTAAAGTGATTCTTTTGTGCTTTAACTTTACTTGTTTCCGCCGTTTGTTTCTTCATTTCCAAACGCTCAAAGCGGTCTAATTGGCGGTTAAAGAAATCCACCGTTTTAAAGTCATGGGCGGTCATTGTGTCTTTCGCCATGATGCGCAGCACTTTTACATGTATTTGGTCAGTAACACGGTGAATAGGGGATGCATCATCCCATTTATCACGTCGTCGCCATGAATAAATGGTGTGAATACTTAAGCCCAGCCGCTTTGCAATTTGCGAAACGCTGTAAGCCTGCCAATAAAGTTCTTTGGCTTCTTGTCGTGGGTCAATGTCTGTTTTCATCATGCTGTCACTTTGTCACGCCCGCGCGTAACCCTCTATGAATATGGGTTCTCATAGCGCTATGAGAACCGTAACCCTTTGAGTAAAAAGAAGATGATTGAGATAGTGGCGTTATCGAAATGACAGTTACGTCAGAAACGGAGATTGATTTATGTCGCAAGGTAAAAACACGCGCCAGATAAAACTGATTGCTTGTGCAGAGGGGATGACACTAAACGGTTTTCCTGTTGAGCGTGAACATATCGAGCAGATGGCGAAAGATTACGACCCTAAATTTTATTGTGGTCGTGTGAATTTGGATCACATTAAAAGTCTGTTCCCAGATAGCCAATTTCGCAGCTATAGCATGATTTCAGCGGTGAATACCGTTGAATTAACTGAAGGTGAACTAAAAGGCAAATTAGGGCTTGAAGTCACTATTGATATTGATGATTTAAAAGATGAATACATCGTTAATTTGAATAAGTCAGGCCAAAAGATTTTTTCCAGTATCGAATATTACCCTTCATTCCCACAAACCAAACGTGCCTATTTAACCGGTGTGGCGTTAACTGATTATCCTGCGGCAATTGGTTCCCGTCCTATTGAACTGAGTGCGGCTTCTCGCGGCTTACCAGATAGCGGTAATTACTTTACCGCCTCATTAGAAACGCAGTGCCATTTGTTAAATGAGCAACACACTGAACACCAAGAGGAAAAGGAAGCCAGTAAGAAGTTTTTATCGACGGTGAAACAGTGGTTAGGGCTTGAACGTAATCACAACTCAGAAGAAACCACCAATCTAAAAACAGCCATTGAGTTGACTGCGCAGCAATGCGGCACCTTGCTAACTGAAAACGAAGCACAAAAACAAGCATTATCACAGTTAACCAATGACTTTAACGCCTTAAAGCAGCAGCTTGCAGTGACTGATGGTTCAGGAGAGTCACGCCCTCAAGTCAGCGGTGGTTCGACTAAGTTGGCTGAGTATTAGGCCGCATTTTACTTTCTTCAATTTTAATCAATAAAAGGTTTTTACTATGGGTATCAGTAATGAATCACTGGCGAATTATCTCTCATGGCTTGACCAGCAAGCTCGCTTAAATGGAGTACGTCGTGAGGGTTCGTCATTAAATTTTAGCGTTGACCCTGCGGTGCAGCAGCGCTTAGAAAAAGCCAAAATGGAAAACAGCCCATTTTTAAAACAAATTAACTCATTTGGGGTGACGGATCAGGAGGGGCAAAAGGTCTTTGGTTCGGTCAATGGACCGATTGCCGGTACAAATGATTCAACGACCGAGCGCCGTCAGCCTGAGCAAGTCAATGAGGAAAACAGCGACGATTACCGTTGTGATAAAACCAACTGGGATACATTTATCCCATATTCATGGTTAGACGCATGGGCGGGGCACCCTGAATTTCAACCGATGATCAGTCAACTGATTGCACAGCAAGAAGCTAATGACCGCTTAATGATTGGGTTCAATGGTGTGAAACGGGTGAAAAAATCCAATAAAGCCGAAAACCCATTGTTACAAGACGTCAATATCGGTTGGCTGCAAAAAATCCGTAATGCGGCACCACAACGCGTGATGAAAGACGTCACCTTAACCAGCCGTGATGAAAGCGGGAAAATCATTGCCAAAGGGATGTATGCCAATGTGGATGCGATGGTATTTGATGCGGTGAATTCATTGTTAGACCCGTGGCACCGCCGCGCACAAGGGTTAGTGGCGATCACCGGTTATCAACTCTATACCGATAAAAACTTCAAAATCATGAACCAGCACAGCGAGCAAAACCCAAACATGGAAATGCTCGCGGGTAATGAACTGTTGAAATTGAGCTCAATGGGTAACTTACCGACCTTACAAGTGCCATTTTTTCCTGATGGAGCAACGTTGATAACGACCTTTAAAAACCTGTCGGTGTACTGGCAAAAAGGCAAGTACCGCCGTGTGATCAAAGATGAACCGGAATATAACCGCGTGGCGACTTATTCGTCGGGTAATGAGGGCTATGTGATTGAAGATTACGGCCTATCTTGCCTGATTGAAGGCATCAACTACGCCGAAAGCAAAGAAATTTAAGCCAACATTGGGGAATGCAAATGGAACATTTAACACCGGCACAGCAGCACTGGCAAAAAGTGATGGCATCGCGCCGTGGTGGGGCATCTGCCGAAATGTCACGGGCAGATATGACCGCTTATGAAAATATTTTGCACCGTTTACGGGCTGACCAAGCGCAATTAAGCAATATCCAAGGCAATGACCGCAAAGCGGCGTATAAGCATAAGGTTTTACCTAATTATCGTGGTTGGATTGAGGGCGTGTTGGAAAGCCAAAGTGGTGTGGCTGATGAGGTCTTTACGCGCACTTTGGTGTGGCATATCGACGCAGGTTTATACACAGAAGCCTTACACATGGCCGAATATGCCATCCAATTTAATTTACCATTGCCCGATAACTATAACCGCACCTTAGCCACTGTTTTAGTTGATGAAATTTGTGATTGGTCATTAGCAGTTAAAGCAAGTGGCAAAGAAGATGAAGTGACAGCGTCACTTGATGATTTACTGAAATTAGAGCGTATTACAGCGCAATCCGATATGCCTGATGGGGCGCGAGCCAAGTTGTACAAAGTCATTGGTTTAACACTCAAAAATGATGATAAGCAGCAAGCCTTAGCCCTTGAATACCTACAAAAAGCCATTCTTATTGACAAAGATATTGGCGTGAAAAAAGAGATTGAACAGCTATTACGGGCAGTGCGTAAGCAAGAAGACGAAACGCCTAAAAAATAGCAATAACCGAGTTGCACCCGCAAGCCACGGAGGCACAGCAATGATAAAGGGCTAATCCTCTCTGTTATCGCTGTCCACCTCCGTTTTCAGAGGGTAAATCATGAGCTTAGTGGCATCAAAACAAATTCATAGCGTGCAAGATGAAAGCATCAGTGATGGTGATGAAAAAATCACGTCAGGTGAGTTTTGGCCAGACATAGGTTTAGACCAGTTGCGCCAATCCATGCGCTTGACAGGTAATGTCACCACAAGCCGCTTAAAGCATATGGCCACTGAAGCGGTGTTGTATGTTAATCAATTATTGGATGAATGGCGGCAGGAACAGAACTCCAAGGGCTTTACCCAATTATCGGAAGTGCCATCACCGCAAATTAACGATACCACGGCCACTGTATTTCGCTATCACCATGCGGTGTATAGCTTCACGAAAGCTTTATTGATTGAAAATTATCGCGATATTGACACGACGCGGGATGGAGAAAAGCATGCTCAAGCACTGAGTACCCAAATCGATGATCTACGCCGCGATGGACAAAATGCAGTGCGGGATATTCTCGGTAAATTGCGCATGTTTGCGGAGCTAGTTTGATGAAAGTGCAGGCGCTGCAAGGTGACACAGTTGATCTATTGTGTTGGCGGCATTATGGGCGTACTCAGGGCATCGTTGAGCAAGTATTACAGGCCAATCCGAATTTGGTTGAGGGCGGCATACAGCTAGCTGCGGGGCAATGGGTGGAATTACCCGAACTCGCACCGGTGGCAAAACAAGACATGATCCAACTTTGGGATTAACAAAACAGGATTAATAGCATGAATGATTGGTGGAGCCGCCTAACTTACGCACTTTCTGGATTTGGTGGTTTATTCAGTGGGTCGGGCATTTTAGGGTTTTTTGGTGATTTCTCCGTGTATGAGTGGGGTTTTTTAATCGGGTTAATTGCCAGTGTTTCATTGGGCGTAATGACTTATCGGTTAAACCGCCGTGAGCAAATGAAACGCACACGCATATTAGAACGTTATTTCTCTCGTCACCCCATCAGTGAACACGATATTGAAAACATTGTGAAAGTCACCGAGCAATCACCAAAGGATTTATGAAATGAACACCAAATCACGATTAAGTCAGGCTGTTATTGCGTTGATCATTTCCGGTGCCAGTGGCGGTGCGATCCTCTCCGGCTTTTTGAATGAAAAAGAGGGGAACTCGCTCAAGGCATATCGTGATGGGGGCGGTGTGGTCACTATTTGTCGTGGTGTAACACGTATTGACGGTAAGCCAGTAAAAATAGGTACCCAATTATCCCCAGCGGAATGTGACCGGATAAACCAGATTGAAGCTGACAAAGCGATTGCATGGGTTAAACGCCATGTTCACGTACCACTGACCGAGCCACAAATCGCCGGTATTGCTTCGTTTTGCCCTTACAACATTGGACCATCTAAATGTTTCTCATCCACGTTCTACCGTAAGTTAAATGCGGGCGATATCAAGGGCGCCTGTGCAGAGCTTCCTAAATGGACGCGGGATGGTGGTAAAGATTGCCGAGAAACTAAAGGCCAGCCAAGCGGCTGTTATGGCCAAGTGATCCGCCGTGACCAAGAGGCTGAATTATTGTGCGGCGAATGGGGGAGGTAATGGTGAATTATCGTCAGGTTTTTGGGGGATATTTAGCGGTTGCTTGTATTGCGGCATTAGTTAGCGGCGGTGCGGTGTTTGGCATTGCACGTTTGGACTTCAAAGCCAAGTTAAGTGTGAGCGAACTGGGGCACCAAATGGCACTCAGTGCGATAAGCGCCCAAGCCTTTATTGATGCAAATGAAAAACTCGCCCAACTAAAAAAAGCACAAGAGACCTTGCACCAGCTTGATGTGACCTATAACCAGAGGTTGTTAGATGAACAAAATGAATCTCAACGTTTGCGTGATGATTTGCTCACTGAGCGTCGCCGCGTGCAGTTCGCTAGTGCCGACCTTGCAACCTGTGAGCTCACCATCAATCACACTGCCCGCGCCGGCAGCGTGGGCGATGCAGCCACCGTCGGACTCACTCGAAAAGGTGGACTCATTGTTCACGATATCCGAACCGGAATTAAACAAGACAGAGCCAAAATAAGTTATTTACAGGGCTATATCCGTGATGTGGTAGACCAGTGCAAGGGGGGGAAATGAAAACATTAATTAGTATCTTGATATTTATTGTTTTTATTTTGTTTTTAAGCCTGATTTTGTTGGGTGGCGTGGTGTTATTGCAAGAGCCCAAATGCGCCACGGCACCACTGCAAGAACGTATTGAAATGCGTTGCCAAAAAGCACTCTATGACACTCGGGGGAGATAATGTTAAAGCCAAATCTATTACGCCAAACTATTGTTGAGCAGATACCCCAGTTTAAACAAAATCCTGATTTATTAGAGGTCTATATCACTGAGGGTGGGATACAGGCCACCGGTACACAGTCCGCGTCGTACTTGAATGAATACCAAATTCAGGTATTGGTCATGGATTACGCCGGTGAATTGAGCGCATTGTCATTGGCCATCCTGACTTTTGCCCGAAAACATCAGCCAGATTTGTTATTTAACCCTGATAAAAGGGCGAATGGCATGCGCTATAAGGCCGACATTCTCGACAATGAAAAAATCGACGTGCTGTATACCATCAAGGCCACCGAGCGCGTGATTGTTAAAAAAGTGAATGGAAAAATTGTTCAAGAGCATATTTCCGAGCCTGAAATTGCCTTACCTGCATGGGATATCGTGATCGATGAGGGGGTGATGGTTCATGAATGATAACAGCCTATTTATGCAACTTGAAAATGAGCTTAATGGCTTGTTATCGACAACCTCACCAGCTTACCGGCGAAAACTGACGAGCAAATTAGCGCGGGCAATTCGTGCTGACCAACAAAAGCGCATTCGCAGCCAAAAAAATGCGGACGGCTCGGCCTATGAACCCCGTAAGCGCAAAGTGTTACGCGCACAGCAGCAAATCCGATTTATTCACCGTGGTGATGTTCGCACCCTGCGAAATTGGCAAGGGTCAAAAGGTCGCCGAGGTAAAACCATTACCGGTTTTGATGAAGATAGAAGCGCGGTGAGAACCTTTTATCGCCAAGATATTGAGCGTTTTTTAGATATTAATTTTTCCTCGGTCAAGCGCAGTACTAAACGTAATGCACCAATGTTCAGACGGCTTAGGGCGGCGCGTTTCCTTCATGCACGCAATACACAAGATAGCGCGATAGTTGGATTTCAGGGCAAAGCCGCAGCGATTGCCAGAGAGCATCAATACGGGCTTGATGGCGCAGTGAATGAGCTGGCTCGAGCACGTTACCCAAAACGTGAATTGATGGGGCTATCAGAGCATGATCGCTTAGGTCTATTAGAAATGATTTATCTCGACTTAGTGGGGCAGCTATGAGTTTACAAGAGCTATACCGCTTACTCAGTAACCTTTTTCGACAAGGTGTGGTCATTGAGGTGGATTTAGACAACGACTGTTGCCGTGTTCAATCGGGTGAATTAGTCACTGACTGGATTAGATGGTTAGTGCATCGCGCCGGTGAATCTCGGAGTTACTGGGCGCCGACGGTGGGTGAGCAAGTGTTGATTGGGGCGATTGGCGGTGAGCTAACAACTGGCTTTGTTTTGGGCTCCCTGTATAGCAATGCGAACCCCGCGCCGACACACTCAGCCAATGCGTTACACCACGCTTTTCCCGATGGCGCGGTGATTGAATATGAGCCTGAGAACGGAATACTAAAGGCTGTTGGCATTCAAAAAGCGGTGATAGAGGCTAGCGAGGAAATTAGCGCAACAACTAAAAAAGTGATTTGCAAAGCCTCTGTCGAAATCAAACTCGATACACCGAAAGTGATTTGTACCAACAACCTCACCACAGGCACGTTGAATGTGGAAAAGGGCGGTGAAATGACCGGAAATATTACCCATAAAAATGGCAAGTTTTCTTCAAATGGGGTTGTTATTGATTCTCACGATCATGGCGGTGTTGAGCGTGGCGGCAGTCGTACGGATGGACCGAAATGAAATATTGCGGCATGAATGCGAAAACAGGGCATAGCCTAACTGACAGTGAACATATTCGCCAAAGTATCGCTGATATTTTGCGAACGCCGATTGGTTCACGGGTGATGCGCCGGCAATACGGCTCACTGTTGTATGACTTGATTGACCAGCCACAAAACCCTGCGCTGCGACTCAAAATTATGAGTGCGTGCTATATGGCACTAATGCAATGGGAGCCACGCGTTAGGTTACAGACTATTGATTATATTCGTTCGGATGTTGGTGAAATGGGCGTGAGTTTATCCGGTGTGATCATGCAAACGGGTGAACCGATTTCGATTTCTATTCCAGTGAGGTAACAGAGCATGGCAGCCAGTATTGATTTGAGTTTGTTACCCGCCCCCGATGTGGTCGAACTATTAGATTATGAGGTGCTATTTGCCGAACGCAAAGCCACATTAATTGGTGCGATGCCAGAAGAACAGCGGGAAGCCATCGCCCGTACATTAGAATTGGAATCTGAGCCGTTAACAAAATTATTGCAAGAAAACTGCTATAGAGAATTAATTTTACGTCAGCGTGTCAATGAAGCGGCTCGCGCAAGTATGGTGGCCTTTGCCACCGGTGCCGACCTTGACCAACTCGCAGCCAATAACAACGTAAAACGCTTGATACTTTCGGAGGGTGATGAAAATGCCATTCCACCGATTGCACCAGTGTATGAGTCCGATTCTAATTTACGCTTGCGTATTCCCGCCGCTTTTGAAGCATTAAGCGTAGCTGGCCCGATTGGCAGTTATGAATATCATGCTCGTAGCGCTGATGGTCGGGTCTCTGATGCCTCGGTAATTAGTCCGTTACCGGCTCATGTCACGGTTACCGTGTTATCCCGCGAGGGGAATGGCAGCGCGCCGGCTGATTTAATTGAAAAAGTCGATATGGCGTTAAACGATGAGGACGTTAGGCCTGTGGCTGACCGTGTGACTGTGCAATCGGCAACCATCGTTAACTATGAAATCGACGCGGTGATTTACTGTTATCCATCGCCTGAATACGAACCGATTATGGCGGCGGCAGAAGAACAAGTGAAACGTTATGCGACACAGCAACATCGCTTAGGACGTGACATTGTGCTCAGTGCTATTTATGCCGCGTTGCATGTGCAAGGCGTGCAACGTGTGGAGCTGAAAAAGCCGGTTGCAGATATCAAATTGGATAAAACACAGGCCAGCTTCTGCACACAAATTAACGTGGCACTAGGGGGCTCGGATGAATAGCCGGTTATTGCCTGTCGGCTCATCACCGTTAGAGCTCGCAGCGGCTGAATCATTAGCCCAGATTGAGCGCGTACCTATTCCTATTCGTGAACTTTGGAACCCTGATAAATGCCCCGTGCATTTGCTGCCGTATTTGGCGTGGGCGTTCAGTGTTGACCGATGGGATAAAAACTGGACGGAAAAAGCCAAACGGGATGCCGTGAAAGCCGCGATGTTTATTCATAAGCACAAGGGCACGATAGGTGCCTTGCGCCGCGTAGTTGAGCCGTTGGGTTATTTAATCCGTGTGATTGAGTGGTGGAAAACCAACGAAACCGCCGGCACGTTTCGCCTTGATATCGGTGTTCTTGAAACCGGTATAACCGAGGAAATGTATCAAGAGTTAGAAGCATTGATTTTTGATGCGAAGCCGGCAAGCCGTCATTTAGTTGGGCTCACAATTCAACTAGAAACCAAAGGCCAAATCTATTGTTCCGCGGCTACCTATAGCGGTGATGAATTAACCGTTTACCCCTACACGCCAGATGTGATCAGCTCAGGCGGTACGATTTCCACAGGGGCAGCGGTACACGTTATTGATGAAATGAGGGTGAATCTCCAATGAAATATTTTGCATTGCTCACCACTTACGGTGAAAAAGTACTCGCAGAGGCGACAGCTCTCGGCACTAAAATTGAGTTAACACATATGGCGGTGGGTGACGGCGGCGGCACCTTGCCCGCACCCGATACCAAACAGACTAAATTAGTCAATGAAAAGCGCCGAGCAGCAATTAATACGTTATTTATTGACTCAGTGAATACCAATCAAGTTATTGCGGAACAAGTGATCCCCGAAAATGAGGGCGGTTGGTGGATACGCGAAATAGGTTTGTTTGATAAATCGGGTTTATTGGTGGCTGTGGCGAATTGCCCTGAGACCTATAAACCCCTGTTAGCTGAGGGTTCTGGTCGCACGCAAACCATCCGCATGATTCTGATTGTTAGCCATACTGAGTCGGTAACACTGAAGATTGATCCGACTGTTGTGTTAGCAACACGCCAATATGTAGATGACGTTATTCAGGTATTAGATAAAAGAATCACTGAATTGACGGCCAGTGACGTTGGTGCCGTTCCAATCACTCGTAAAGTGAATAATAAACAGCTAAATGTTGATATCACTTTGTATGCGGGTGATGTCGGGGCGTACACCAAAGCAGAAACAGATACTAAAGTTGCGGATGCAAAAAAAGCAGGTATAGATGCACAGACAACCGCAAATAGCGCTAATACGGCAGCCACCAATGCCAATAATAATGCCAATGGGAGAGTTCCCAGCGGGCGAAAGGTCAATAACAAAGCGTTAAGTGGAGATATTTCACTGACTGCGGGTGATGTTGGCGCGTATACCAAGGCTGAAACTGATACCAAAGTTGCGGATGCGAAAAAAGCGGGCACAGATGCACAGACGTCCGCAAATAGTGCCAATACAGCCGCTACCAATGCGAATAATAATGCCAATGGACGAGTTCCCAGCGGACGAAAAGTGAATGGCAAGCCATTAACGACAGACATTAGCTTAACCGCGGGTGATGTTGGGGCATATACCAAAGCCGAGGTTGACGCGAGAGTTGCCAATCTAAATCTGATTTATCCCGTCGGTATCGTTGTTTGGTTTGCTCAAAATAAAAACCCTAATACTTTATTTCCTAATACTAAATGGCAGTATGTCGGTGAAAATAAAACCATTCGTTTAGCCAAGGCCGATGGTAGTAATGTTTTTAAATTGGGCGGTAAAGATAGTATTACGCTTGTTGCGGGTCAATTGCCTGTGCATGCCCATAGCTTCAGTGCTGCTACAAGTTCAGCCGGTGGGCATAACCACAATCGTGGCTCAATGGATGTCACTGGAGATTTTCCAGCACTACGTCGGGCGGGGAATCACCAAGATGCTAGTTTGAAAGGGGCGTTTAGTATATTGCGAAAATGGAATGCGGGGAATTCTTGGTCAGGAAATGATGACGATGGGACTATTTATAATTTTACCGCTTCTCGTACTTGGACTGGAGTCACATCAGATAGTGGTGTACATACCCATACAATTTCAGGCACTACTGGTAATGCTGGCTCCGGTTCAGCTATTGATATCACTAACGCTTTTATCACTTTAATGGGTTGGTACCGGATTTCTTAAGGATTGAAAATGGAAACAATTAAACTCTATCACTATGATAATTTTACGGGTGAATTCCAGAATATAACTGAGCCTTATAAAGGATCGGAAATACCTAAATTTTCTACGGAAGAGAAGCCCCTCAAAGATAAAGCTGGTTATGCATGTATTTTTAAGAATGGAACTTGGACCTATATTGAAGACCATCGTGGTTATCAATATTACAGCACTTTAAATGCGTCCCAATTAATAATAAACGAGCTAGGTCCGTTGCCCGCGCATATTACGGATATTAAACCTAATCATTGGGATGACGTTTGGGATGGTACCAAATGGATGCTTAAGCCTCCGCCATCAAATGAAGAGCTGATTTTTCAAACTGAACAAAGAAAGCAGGCTTTGTTATCTGATGCAACGATTGCTATAGCCCCTTTGCAAGATGCCGTTGACCTTGGTATTGCGACAGAAAAAGAACGGGAGGAGTTAAGGGCTTGGAAAGAATATCGAGTGGAGGTGAATAGGGTGGATGTTGGACTGGGATTGGGTATTAATTGGCCAGTTAGTCCAAAGTGAGACATATATTAAGATAATTAATGTATTTATTGTGTAGAATTATTATCATGTATATTAATTATGGGAAATAGCATGTTTCAACCACATATTTTAGCTTTGAAAGGTAAAAGCAATACGGGTAAAACTACTACAATAAAAAGAGTTCGAAGCAAGATTTTGGAACATTTTGGAAATCAGGCTATAGAAACTGATTTTTTAAGTAAAAGAGCAACATCTGATATTAAGCGTATTATTAAAATTGGTGAGTTTAAAATTGGCATTGAGAGTCAAGGTGACCCAGTTGGACCATCCAAAGGATTAGGGCGCCTTCATGACAGTCTAAAATATTTTGATGAACAAGGATGTAATTTGATTATTTGTACATCAAGAGACAGCGGAAAAACTGTTGGATATATCAATGTATATGAGCCTAAATATACCATTATTTCCTATAAGAAAAAGAAAGAACCTGAAAATAAAATGGAATCTATATGGAATATAACAGCTACAGAAATATTTAATAAAGTAATTAGCCTATATGGTGATTTTAATAAAGTTAAATAGTATAGCTAATTAAGACGTAGTAATGTAATAGTTTTATTTATTATTCATCTTATAATCCTCTGGAGATCTTATGAGCGTAACAGAAAGAATTTTGAATTATCAAATCACACACGGCATCTTTGATGGCGAAGAACAGATGGTAAGAGGTATTGCTCAACGTGCTGTTGATAACGGATTCGCCTCGCTTTCATCTAGGCAGCAGAGCGTAATAGAACCATTCTTGACGCAGAGCTGTTCTGGCATAACCGATCCGGGTGGCTATCATAACGAATGTGAACAAATTTTGATGGGTGAAGAATTGCTAGAAGCCTATGAGCTTTGCGATGATAGTGAAAGCCTTGAATGTGAAAGTTGCCGCAGTGATAGCAGTTTCTATACACATCAAAGAGATAGACTCGAAAGAGAATAGATTTTTTGTTTAATTAATAAGTAAGGCTGAAGTGCCCCCAATAGTTGGACTGCCAATTACTGGGGGGCACTTCAGACCGCTTTTTAGTTTTTTATTCTTCTCTTCCGTTAAATTTATAAATAGTATTGTGCATTTTCTTTTAGTTAAAACACTCCTACCAACTCCCCAAAATCCACTCCCGCCAATCTTTCCCTCACATCCTCATTCACCCGACTCAACGACAGCGTAAAATCAATTTTCTTCGCCTTACCATCGGTAAAAAACTCCGTTCTATCCGTGACTAAATTGGTGATCACATACATCCCATAAATGGTACCGGTGCCCTCAATCAAGGGCAATGGGCGGGCAACATAGGCCGAGGTTTTTAGTAATTCCAGCGAGACATCACCGCCGGTCACTTCAGGGTAAAGCGTGCCGGCCAGCGTGATCTTATCTTCACCTGCGCCGATATATTGCCATTTAGCACTGCGGCCAACACGGTCATTTTTCACATGGCGCCAATCGAGTGAATGGTTAAAGGTTTGATAAGGGGTTGTGCGTAATTCAAACACAAACATGCCATAAATCATCATCATAATATTAATCCTGATCTTTTAAGCTGGAACGGCGGCGGCTATCACGTTCACGTAACAAGGTGGTTAATTGCTGTTTCACAATGTCGGCAATTTCTTTTTTATTGCTCATATCAACCCCGTAAAAATTCAACTCGAATGTATTGTATTCCGGCTGCATGATTTGCCGTTCTTGCCGTGTCGGCGATACTGCCACTGGTACCGCATTTAATTTGGGTTGAATAGGGGCTAAGGTATTAATCAACGCATCATTGAACTGTGAAAATAGTGAGGTTTTTCTCGCGGCAATATGGGGCTCTTGATATAACCCATTAACAGCCGTTACTGCCGGAAAATTTTTAAACACAATATCGCCGAGTTTATTTCTATCGACACTTTCGGCTGCATTGCTTAACGCGGATTTACTGCCTTTTTGCTTGCTCTTTTTCTCTGCGCCGTCATACACCAAGGTACCGTATTTTTCCGCATTCTCTAGCGGGTTAACGTTATTGGCTTTTTGTTGTAGCTCGCTACTTTTCTCAAGCCGTTTACCGGCAACAGTGACGCTACTGGTGATTTTACTGGTTGCCTCGGCTTGTTGTTTTTGTGCCTGCTCGTTGGCTTTGGCGGTTTTCCCTGCGTAAGCGGAAACTGAATTTAGTACTTTGAATGGATCTTTTTCGTTCGGGTCAACACCCATGGCTCTTGCTGCATCGGCGGCAGCTTCGGCAGCAGAGGGGATAACACCGAGTTTTTCAAGTATCCAGCCAAGACCTTTGGCGACTTGCTGTATTGGCCAGAATAGGGCGCTGATGGCTTTGCCTACCACATCACCAAATACTTGACCGGCTTCAGTACAGGATTTCAATTCTTCTGTAGACAGTTGAACTGGCGAAAGTAATTCTTTAAACCAATTCCATACCTTGCTGACGGCATTTGAAATGCCATCAAATAGTGGTGCGAATGGGGCAAAGGTGGCGCTGAATGCCGCCCCTATCGGGGAAAGAGCTGACGTGAAACCATCCCAAAACCCACTAAAAAAGGCTTTAATTGGTTCCCAATATTTATAAATCAGCACGCCAGCCGCCACGATGGCTGCGACAAATAACCCAACAGGACTCAATAACAAGGAAAAACCGCCCCCAATAACACCAATCGCGTTACTACCGGCGGTCATTAAGCTACCAAACCCAACAGTGGCAAGTCCTTGAATTCCAGAGCCAAGAGCCGTTAATGCCCCCAATGGATTGGTGAATAACAGAGAAAGAGCGCCACCGGTAGAGGCCGCGCCGGCTAAAATACTCGTAAATCCGGTTCGACCAAGTGTCATCACGCCAGATGAAAGCTGGCTAACTGCCGCTTTAGCATTGCCAAAGATAGGCAACCAATCACGCACGCTGCGACCTGTTTTTCCAATAGAGGGAATTAAACTTTTTAAGCCAAACGAAAACGAACCTAATTTAGGAATAAGTCCACCGAGGCCCCGGCCACCGGTGAGCATAAACACACTTAATCGCATCGCAGCAAACGGTACAATAACCGCCGCGGCTGTAAGAGCCAATGCACCGAGTGCAGTGACTAATGTTGCGATGGCAATCCCTCCGACAGCAAGGGCTTGCGTCATTTTCGGGTGTGCTTTCATCCATTGGCCAACTTGACCAATAAAGCCTGTCAGTGATTGAGTGACACGGCGCAAGGGGGAGTCGATATTTTCTTGGATCTCAATACCGAGATCTTCCCATGCGGATTGCAACTGTTTCAGGTCACCTTTTAAGTTATCAATCTTAACTTTAGCGTTTTTATCGGCTTCACCCTCGGCACCCATATTGGCGGTTTTCAGTGCGTCATAGCGGCCATTCATTACAGCATCAATGACGGCGCCCATACCGACCATTGCTTCTTCGCCGAAAATATCTTTTTTCATGCGAATTTGGCTAGCTTGGTCAAACTTACGCATACTTTTGCCAACGTCTTTTAAAATATTGTCGGCATCGCGGAGTTTACCGCTGGCGTCTTTAACACTGACACCCAGCTTATCAAGGGCGGCTTGGCCTTTGCCGACTGGGGCAACCATGCGCGATAAGCCGGCGCGTAGTGACGTACCTGCCATACTGCCACGAATACCGTTATCTGCCATGGTTCCCGCCATTGCGGCCATACTTTCAAGGCTGACACCAAGTTGTGCAGCAATAGGGCCTGCATACGTCATGGTTTCACCGAGTTGACGTAAATCGGTATTACTGCGGGTAAAGGTGGCCGTGAGCACGTCAGAAACGCGGTTCATTTCATCAGCTTTCAATTGAAATTGAGTCAGGACGTTTGAACCAATATCGGAGGCTTCACCAAGATCCATATCGCCGGCTAAACCCATGTTCAATACGCCAGCTAATGCGGTCTTAATGGCATCCGGTGTAAAACCGGCCATCGCCAAAAACTTTTGGCCAGCCGCCACATCAGTAGAGGTATACGCCGTACTGGCGCCCAGCTCTCGCGCTTGCTGGCGTAACATTGCCAGCTGAGGAGAATTCTTATCTAATCGGGTGAGGGCTTGAACCGTTGACATACCCTCATCAAAGTCTCGACCAGGGGCAGTGATCCGCGCACCGGCATACAGCGCACCCGCACCGCTTGCGGTAGCAATCGCACCGCCAGTGGCTAATTTATTACGTAGTTCTTTTGATTTGGCATATTGGCTTTGCGCCCGTGTGACCGCGTTAAGCCGGCGGCGTTGTTCATCCAGTTGGCGGTTATAAATTTCGGTGCGTCGGGTGACTTGTGCCGTCGCATCACCGCTTTGACGTGCCGATATGCCATGACGATAGAGTGACGCTGTCACGTTATTAAGCTTTTGTTTCTCTTTGTCGAGTGTGCGGCCGTAACGATCACGTTCCAAACGAGCAGCGGCTAAGGCTTTCTTTTGTTCTTCGGTTTGCTGTGTCAGCGGTGGGTATTGGTCACGTAACGCCTTAACTTTATTTCTGGCCGTTTCGTAGGCTTGTGAGTTTTTATTAACAGAATTAGAAAGCCGTTCGAACGTTTTCGACTGGCTTTGTAAATTACGGATAGAGGCGTGTGTGGCTTTGATTTGGGTCGCTAACCCTGCCGCGCTGCGTTGTGCAGCACTGACAGGGGATGACAACTTATTTGCAGCACTTAACGACACTTTGATATTTAAATTGCGGTCACTCATGATTCATTTCCTGTTCTGGCGGCTGCGCGTTTATGCCATAACAGGATTTCGCCAACCGTCATGGCGTCATATTCAGACGGCGCCCAGTGGAAAACGGTGGCGATATCAGCGATTAACTCGTCCGTTTCAATATTCGGGCACTCAATTACTCGTCCGCGTTGTCTGTCATTTCTGGCGGGGAGCTCGGTACTAAAAAATTGGCAATACCGGTGGCGAGTGCATTAAATGAGGGAATAGGGAGTTGTGAAACATCACGCTCAGTTAAGCGTGGTGAGGTAACACGCGGCAGCAACTTAATCAGTGAGTCCACATCGGAGGTCATCACGTCATACAGTTTTAAACCACGTAGCGCACCAACCTGTTTCATGGTGTCTGTGATCGTGATTTCAGTCACTTCCTGACCTGATTCTAATTTGAACGATGTATCTAGTTGAATAACTTCAGCCATAGTAAATATTCCTATTAAAAATTAGTGGCCAATATTGGCGCGATGTTTTTCTAGCATGTCTTTGCCGTTGACTTTCCACACCATGTTTAACAAATCCACCTCAAACGTTTCTTTGTTATTGATGGTGATTTTGCAGAAGGTGTTTTTGATGGTGTATTTGTGCTGTGTGTTATCGCCGGCTTTTGCACTACCAAAATCAAGTTCAGTAAAGCGCCCGCGGGTTTGAATTTCACACGGGATGGATTCGCCAGTTGAATCATTGTAGTAAGAGCCAGCAAAGCGGAATTGCTTACCATCAATCGTGGCGCCCCAGCTTTCCAATAATTCAGCCAGCAAGCCGCCCATAGTGGCTTCCATATCTAACGCGCCTGAATCCAAGCCCATCATTACAGCAACGGAACCCACCATACCAGCACCCTGATAATCTTCCGTTTTCAGCGATAACTTTGGCGGGGTGACTTCTTCTACTTGTCCAAGGTAGGTTTGACCATCAATAAACAGATCAAACAAAAAGAGTTTTTTAGGCATACCCATAATTCAAATTCCTTAGCCCAGTTGGTCAAAAACAGCGAAATACTCGTCAGTGAATTCCTGCGTTAAAGACAGATTTTCCAGTGGCGGTACGGGGGTGTACTTGTAGCGAATGTGTGACTTACCATCGCGTAAATTTTCTTTCGGGTTATCCGATGGGTCATACCAACATTGGAACCCTAATAAACGGCCTTGCGTGACGAGTTGTGCGCCTTTGCTGTTGATCCCATCTACAATATCTTTCACCAATGAGGGGGTGAGAGTTTTGTCGATATAACTAAAATGCGCCTCGGCGATCATTTCAGCCAAAATTTGTGCGGTACGGGTAAATACTTCAAAGGTATAGATTTCTTTGTCGCCGCTGCGATTACCCCAAATACGAAAGCCATCACGTTTAATTAGCGTGGTAATTTGGTGACTGTTTAAATCGTTGGCGTCGGTGTCTTTACCTTGTAACGTCCAGTAAATATCCGCGCTAATACCTAGAACGCCATTAACCGGCACGTTAGAAATCGACTTATGCCAACCTTGCTCCGCATCAATCTTGGCACGTAAACCAATGGCGTAAGCGGTGGCGGGGATAACTTCGTTTTGGCCACTTTCTTTGTTGTAGGCGATAAAGTCAGGATAGATGATCATCACTTCGCGCTGATTGAAATCCTCGCGGTATTTTTTAGCTTCGGCGATAGTTTTACAGCCGTTGGCGCTGATATAGGCAAAAGCTTTAATTTGCTCGGCAAAAATCGCTAGTTGCATGGCTACCGGTTTGGTATCCAATTTTGGTACCGCCAAAATACGCGGGCGCTCATCGACATTCGCTTCAGCGGTTAGCAATGCATAAAGGCCAGTATAGCGCCCATCATTACCTGTACCGCCAATCACTAATTGGTCTTGGGTCTTTTCGCTGCCTTCTTTCGCCTCAGCGACACGCACAACTACCACTTTTGGGCTGCACTGGTCATCAATGGCTTTCAATGTGGTGTAAAGCGTACCTGTTTTACCCGCTTTGCTGAGCACCATTTTAATACGCGTGACTAAGACGGGGGTATCGAGAGGGAACGCCTCGGGGTCGGCATCTTCTGCGGTGCAGACAATCCCAATCACTGAGGTGTCGATATCTCGAATAAGGGTGCTGAGGTCGGTGGTTTCATGGACTTCAACACCGTGATGATATACGGCCATCGTTATTATCTCCTGATGTCTATTTATCTTTATTCTCAGGGATGTTTGATAACAAATCATGCACTTAGGGTTCTCACAGGCACAAGAGAACCACGGATGATTGCTCACTTACGCGCGCGACGACAATCTAGGCATATTGAATTGGCTAGGTGGTGAATATGTCTTTTACGGATTGGAAAGAGGGGAATTTGGTCAAAGTTCCTGCCTTTGATTTAACGGTCGGTGGCGTGCAGCTCCTGAGCGTCAATGACTGGCTTATGTCATTAACATTAACGGATAATCGCGGTTTTGAGGCTGATACTTTAGAGCTGACTATTGACGACACCGACGGCAAAATCGCATTACCGGCGCGTGGTGCTGAGATTTCAGTTTCCCTGGGCTGGCAAGGTGAAGCCTTGATACATAAAGGCATGTATACCGTTGATGAAATTAGTCATTCAGGCCCTCCCGATCAAATCACCGTCACCGCCCGTAGCGCGGACTTTCGGCAAGATTTCAACGTCAAGCGGGAATACAGTTGGCACGATATCAAAGTGCCTGATGTGGTGAGCGCGATAGCGGGGCGTTATAACCTTAAACCCGCCGTTAGCAAACAATTGATGCACATTGAAATTGATCACGCTGATCAAACCAATGAGAGCGATATTAGCTTTTTAACGCGTATGGCTGAAATGCTCGGCGCAATAGCCACTATTAAAAATGGCAGTTTATTATTTATCGTACCTAATCAAGGTGTCACGCAAAGCGGCAAGCCTTTACCAGTGATTACCATCATGCGGGAAAGTGGCGATCAGCATTATTTTCGATTGGCTGACCGGCAAGCGTACACCGGTGTACAAGCTTACTGGCTAGATTTGAACTACGGCAAACAAAAGAAGACTAACCTTAAACGCAATCAAAAGCCTAAAAAAGAGAAATCGAGCAAAAAAGAGGGCGATTACATCGAGGGTGCCGAGGGTAACGTTTTTGTGATGCGACAAACGTTTAAAAATGAGCAATCAGCTAAACGTGCTGCCGCGGCCAAATGGTCAAAATTACAGAGGGGCGTAGCAGAGTTTAATATTACATTGGCTGAGGGGCGAGCCGATTTGTACCCTGAAATGCCTGTGACCGTAACCGGTTTTAAACCGACTATTGATAGTCACCAGTGGGTGATTAGCCGAGTGACACACACCATTGATGGGAACGGGTTTATAACCCATTTAGAACTGGAAATAAAAATCAAAGATATTGATATGACGGATGATGAGCAAAACAACGGATAATTGATTATAATAACGGCAGGCATACCCATAATCCAAGGCTATAAAATGGCGTTCAATTGTCCCCAGTGTGGCGCTGTGACTTATACCAAAACCAGTAAATCCATGAGTAGTGAAACCCGTAGAAGTTACCACCAATGCCAGAATATTTTGTGTGGTTGTTCTTTTACAACAATAACCGCAGTGGAGATTTATCTAACCAAAACAATCCCGCAAGAACTTCCAGAAGGCTTTGAGATCCCGATGGATGAGTTACCTAGATCGCATCGGGGAGAGAAACAGATGGAGATGTTTTGATTCGGATTATATGTCATAATTTCTTTAATTAAATTTAAATAGTGAAAAATTATGAACTGGACAGAATTTTTGGTAAAACCGGGACTAACATTAATAACAGGTGCTCTAACAGGATTAGTTGTGGCATTTTTTACTGCAAGATATGCGTTGACACGGTTTTATAAAGAAAAATGGTGGGAAAAAAAGCTTGCTGCTTTTTTGGAAGTGACAGAATATATCTATAAGATTAAACGAGCTGAAAACTATTGGTTTGCTGAAGTTGAAAGTGAAAGATATGAAGATGAAACATTTCAAGCACTATCCACTGAAGATAAAGAACTTCTTCGTGCAGAGTATATTACAGGAATGAAAGAATTAGTAAGAATATCTCATCTTTCATCGTTCACGTTATCTAAAAAGGCGTCTATTTTATTAATGAATTATATTAAGGAGCATGATAAAATATACCCATCGTGGTGGGATGATGAAATTGATAGTTTTGAAGCTTCTGAAAATAGTAATGAATTAATTAACAACCTTCTTGTTGATATATTAAACGAAGCAAGAAGTGAGTTAAAAATCAAATAA